CCGGATCGCCCCATCCTTCACGCTTTGACACGAATCACCTCACATATACGAATGACGTGAATCGTGTGACTCACGCGACTTTCAGGACTTTCACTGTTTTCAGCATATCGGCGAAATCCTGGATACTTGACCATCATCGTCGTATCCACGTCTCCACCCATACTCGAAACTTGACCTCGTGGTCCTCATGGTGAAGCTCCAGGCAGACTGCCAGCGCCTCGGCGTACTCCTTGGGATCGCGAGTGGGCATCGTCTCCCAGTGCTCCTCGTCGGCGTTGGCTACCGGCTCCGTGTAGCCATCCTCACCGGTGAACTGGGTGCGGACATAGTGCTCGAACCGCACCTCGCGCTTCACATCGGCCATGGCCATCTGTGCTTGTCTCGCGGTCATAGGTTCAACCTCAACAGCTCCTTGCTGCCCATCGAGAGGCAGACCGCCAGGTCGATCTTCCGCGTGTCCGACTTCTTCACGATCCGCAGACGCGTGTCCTCGTTGGCCGCCTGCTTCGCGTTGGCATTGGTGAGGTGCTCTCGGAGTTCCAGGTTGCCATCGTGCCTGATCCTCCGCGCGACGATCAGATCGTAGAGTCCCTTGTCGGCGATGAGCCTCTCCTGGGCCTGGCTGAAGGGCCGGAACCACGCGACCCCCTCCTGCTGAAGCCTCGTGGCGAAGTCGTGGAGCTGGAAGGGGTCGTACGCCACCTGGACCACGTTGTAGTCGAGGCAGAGCTGGCGGACAACCTTTTCGGGCCCACGATAACTGATGGCTCCTCCTGGAGGCGGGTCCCACTTCTGGACGAAGCGCACCGCCAGGTTCGGAGGCGTTGCCTTCTCGGGTGTCCGGCTCATCGCCACAAGTCCAAAGCAGTCCCCCGTGACGGCTGCGTCCAGCGCGATGACCAGAGGAGTGCGCTCCTGCGGCCGTAAGGGCATCGGGTTAACCGCGGCTTCCCACCACTCGATTTGAATGAACTGCGACTCGGCTGACACCCACGAGTTGTTGTGGAGCCGGACCATCTGGGAGCCGGTCTGGCGGGTGGCTTCGCCTGCGTAATATTTCTCACCACGCGCGCCCTTCTGCCAAGGCATGCGGCGAGCCTGAGTGCCTTCATCCCAGTAGGCGAAGACGCCGGCGCGGTCGTTGACATAGCAGGGCACCGGGTCGTCCTCGTTGGGTGCCTCCTCGAAGGCACCCAGGTCGCCCAGCTCGCCCGCCGTGAGCTGTCGGCCGTTGAGCACTACGTCGTCATAGAGCCGCCAGAGCAGCTCGCTCTCACCCTCGTACCCTGCGTAGGTCTCGATCCACTGGAGAGAGTCGGGTCGGGTCGGACTCGGAGCCATCTCAGCCCAGAAGCGCAGGTCCCTGGTGAGGGTGAAGCCCCACAGCTCGGTCCACACAACAAGGATCGGGTTGGCGCCGGCCTCGCCCTTGTAATCGGTCGCGATGGCCTTGACGACGGTGCCGGTCGTGAGACACTTGGCCTCCTTCGTGAGGATGTGCCAGCGGTTCCCCAGCATCTGGGTCGCCGGATTGTATCCTTCCGTCAGCTCGATGCTGATCCTGGAGGCCTTGAAGGCACGCTCCTTCGCCTGCTCAGCGTCGTTGCCCACGCAGAGTATCTCCCCATACCGCCCCCAAGTTTCGGCGGCCCATCTGGTGACAGCGCCCGCGATGGCGGTCTTTCCTGATTTTTTCGGCGCGGACCAGATGATGGTCGTAAACGGAAGGCGGCCATCCTCGTCACGCTTCAGGGCATAGCTCAGGATCGCCTTCTGATGGGGCGCCAGAATGATGGGCTTCTCGGTGTCCTCAATGACGAAGTGCCGCTCCATCCAGGCCACAGGATCATCCCGCTCCATCCTCTTGGCGACGATGGTGCGGCTCAGCTCATCGAGGGTATCGAGATCAAGCGTCTGAGCTGCTTTGACCAGCTCGGATAGTTCGGACGATGTCATCGAATTGCTCCAATTGGGCAGAGGAGAGCGCGTTCATGTCCCATTTCTCAGTGACTGTGCGCTCGTAGGTCATGCGAGCGTGCTCGGCCGTGGCCTCTCGGGTGCCCGCTGTCGGGAGGACGCCGAAGTGTCGGGCCAGGAGAGCGAGCGCCGGCAGGCTGTCGCGCATCTTCACGCGGAGGCCCTGGGTCGTCTCCTGGACCTCGGCCAGCGCCGCGAGCTTCTCCGGCGGGATGTCCGTGAAGTCCTTCAGGGTCACGTGACTGCCCTGCCAGGAGGCGAAGGCGCCGATGTTGGTAAAGGCGATCTGGGCGAGCTGCGAGACCACCGCATCCCCGTCGAGCTGGAGCCGCTCCACGCGTTCGGAGAAGGCCAACTCGACGGCCTGAAGGACGTTAGGTTTTGTTAGCAGCTTGCTGGCCGTGATCCGGGCCGAGCGCTCCGCATAGCCCGCGCGGACGGCTGCCTGGGAGCCGTTCAGGTCGACGCCATACTCCAGGGCGAAGATCGCCTGGCGTTTGTTCAGCCCAAAGCGCCGTTGGAGAGTCCTGCTATCCACGGAGCTGAGCCCCAAATGAGTGAGTACCCCAGCGTGGCGAGGCCAGCTCCGATGTAGAACACCGCCCAAGTGAGTCCCGCTTTGTCCATGACGACCACCTCGTGTAAGCGTACCCACTCCAGGCGCCCATCATAAGCCTGTTCCTGCGGTCTGTCATGACTCGGAAGTCCCCTCTTCTCCTGGGACGATAGGCCTGCCCTTCTCACCCAAACGTGTCATGCGCGCGAGGTCTTCCCGTGACTCGTCTCCCAAGTGGAGAGCGGCGAAGCCGAGATCGTGGCCATCGAGTCGAGCCAGAACATTCTCCATCCGGCTCTCCAGGACCACAACCCGGTGTTCGAGGATCGCCACTAAATCGAGCATCTTGGGGCCAGCGCCTACGAGGGCGGCGATCTCTTGGGCCAGCACGACCTGGGTCTTCGCGAACTTCTGAAGGATGCTCTCTACGTCGCGTTCTGTCTCCTCGTTCAATGTCCGTTCCTCTCCCCCGCATGCGGCGCGAATACGGCCACCTCGGTGCGGACGCTGAACAGCAATAGCTTCACCGGCTTCCCGGTGACATCAGCGATCCGTTGGGCTATGGGTTTTAGACTCTCGACCCGTCCCTGATCCGCTCCGACGAGCGGCATGGGCGCACGGGTATGAAATGGCCCATGGACGGCTGCCGGCGCCGAGATGATACCCTCGTCATCCGGTCCGGTGTCCTCCGCGACGAACGCGTACATTCGGTCGATTTTCGGCACTCTTCACCTCCTTCGCCTCGAATCGGTTCTCCAGCCAGGTCCTGAAGCAGACCGGGCAGAGCGGGGCGGTCATCATGACCGGCTCACCGTCGACCAGGAACTGGAGCTGGAACGGCTGGCGCCCCTTACGTAGATGGCCAACCTTACACTTCCACGTGTGCTCGGACGCAGTGTCGGGGACCTTGACCCCATCGGGGATGTAGATCCCGCTCTGGCGCCGTTCAACCACGTAGGGCCTCCTCCGCGCGGGCATCCCAGGCTTCCCTGGAGTCGTCACGCATTATGTGGGCATAGTAGAATGTCCCCTCATGGAGTGGCTGTTCCTTTTGAACGGGGAGCCCATTGACCCTAAGCTCGTCGATGACTGTCTCACGCATCCTGTAGAGCACGCCATTATTCATCAGTCGTCGAAGGCTTGATTTCGCGGCAGAGCTGAGGCAACTGCTCACAGCAGCCGCCCTCCCTTCTTGTGCTCGACGGTCACTATCGTGTCGTTGCGCGCTCCGCCGTGAGGCACCAGCAGGACGCGGTCGAGCTGAAAGAGACGCTGGTTGCCGAGGCCTCCGGTATTCCACCCACAGCAGATCGCCCTGCCGCCTGGCTTCACGACTCTGGCGGCCTCGTCGCGACAGCGGGCCCAGTATCCCATGTTCGTGACGCCTGGCTTTTGGCCCGGAGAAACGAAGTGCCCCTCTTCGTCGCGAGGCTCGAATTGCTCTCGACCGTATGCTTTATAGACCTCGGTCGCCTGTCGCAGGGAGTAGGGAGGATCGAAGAGGACCCCGTCGTACTCCTCCGTCGGGTGGCGCTTCAGCCAATCGAGTGCGTCCTCGTGGTCCATAGCCGGCGTCTCCGGGTTGAGATCGTTCTGGCGATCCACTGGCAGGATGCTATGGAAGCCGGCGAAGGGATCGAGCCACCGTGTCCGGTCGTGGACCTCCTCCGCGAGGAGCTGCCGGATGGGATCGATAGTGAACGTGTGCGGGCTGGCGGG